CAAACCTGACTGTGAATGATGTTCAGCGCCGCAATCGTATTGCCCAACTTCTTGCTGATTGGGGTTTAATTGAGATTGTGGATGTTAAAAAGATTCAAGACATCGCTCCCCTGAATCAAATCAAAGTCCTTGCTTATAAGGATAAGGGAGACTGGATTTTGGAAACCAAGTATAATATTGGTGCCAAAAAGAAAAAGGTAGAGGATGCCGAATGATAAAGAGCGGGTTTTACGACCCGCTTTTTTTGTAAAAGTATTATAATTATATACGGATGCCAAAAGGGTCCACAAAACACAAACTCGCTTTTAAAGGAGCTACCATAATGACTAACCTAACAAGGTATACTGCTGCGGATCTTCCTGCTCTGATGGAACGAATCACGCGCAATAGTATTGGACTGGATGAATACTTTGATCGTATCTTCAGTCTTCATGAAACAACTTCAAATTATCCTCCATTTAATCTAGTTCAAGTCAGTAATGTAGAATCAAGACTTGAACTTGCTCTTGCTGGATTTAAAAAGAAAGAAGTCTATGTCTACACTCAAGACGGCAAACTCTTTGTTGAGGGGCAAAAAGAGGATAAAGAAACTGACACCAGGTATGTTCACAAAGGTCTGGCTCAACGGTCATTTACACGTTCCTGGACACTCTCTGATGATACGGAAGTTAGATCAGTTGATTTTGAGGATGGGCTTTTGACGATTACTCTTGGTAGAATTGTTCCAGATCATCATAAGAGGAAGGATTATCTCTAAATAAAAATAAAAATGAAATCTTTTGGCGAGTTCAAACAAATAGCATATAAAAACGCTGTTCCTCACACCGTTTATTCCCAAGGAAAATCAAAACAACTTCCAAAAGGAAAAGCAGTTCCAAAAAGATCTTCCTCTAGTGCTGGTGGAGGTAGTGATGGGAGTGGCGATGGTGGAGATGGTGATGGTGGTGATGGGGACTAAATAAAATTGAATATCGTCGGCGCGGGAAGTCCCTGGCAAAATCCAGGTTGACTTCCCCCTTTTTTTGTCTTATAATGACTAGAGGAATGATCTAACCAATGTCAATCAAAGTAATTTTATTAAAGTCTGGAGAACAGATAATTACTGATGTGAAAGAAATCGTTGCCGAAGAAAAAACGGTAGCTTATCTTTTTAATCAACCTCAAAAGATTACGATCAATAAACCATTTTTGGTATCTGAAGAGGATACCGAAAGATCGTATGAGATTACTTTTTCTCAATGGATGCTGCTGTCAGCAGACAAAGACATCGCAGTTCCTACAAGTTACGTTGTAACATTAGTGGAACCATTGGATAGCGTTAAACAAATGTACTTGGAGAAAGTAAATGGACCAAATAATCAAGTGTCTTCTACTCAAGAATGATACTGTTCTAATTAGTGAAATTGTAGAAGTTGGGTCTGAACTTGGAGAACCAGATTGTAAACTTACGAATCCATTCAAGTTAGTAAATCAATCTGGCACTTATGTTCTTGAACCCTGGATTGAATACACGAATCAAAATGAATTTATGATTCATTCTGATAGTATACTCACAATCGTAGATCCAACCGCAGATCTTCTTTCCAAATATTTTGAAATGATTGCCTGATGAGATTTTATACAAACGTCCAAATGGTCGGAGATCATTTTCTTGTTCGTGGTTATGAAAATGGAGAACATTTTATGATCCGAGAGAAATTTTCTCCGACTCTTTTTGTCCCTGCTAGAAAACAAACTAAATATCAAACCTTAAGTGGTGAATATGTTGAACCAATTGAACCAGGTTCTGTCCGTGAGTGTAGAGATTTTATTAAAAAATATGAGGGCGTAGAAGGATTTAAAATCTATGGCAATACTGGATACATCTATCAGTATATTTCTGATAAGTATTCTGAAGAACAAATTATCTTTGATAGTGACAAAGTTAAGTTAGCAACTCTTGATATTGAGGTCGCTTCTGAAAACGGATTCCCTGATGTAGAATCTGCTGCAGAGGAAGTGCTTTTGATTACGATTCAAGACTATTCAACCAAGCAAATTCATACTTGGGGTCTTGGTAAGTTTCAAAACAATCAGGCAAATGTAAAATATCGTGCTTTCTCAACGGAGTATGATCTTCTGAATGATTTTATTCATTGGTGGATGGATAATACTCCAGAAGTTATTACTGGATGGAATAGTAAGTTGTATGATATTCCATATATTGTTCGTCGCCTAGACCGCGTTTTGGGTGAAAAACTGATGAAGCGTATGTCACCTTGGGGTCTGGTGACTGAAGATGAAGTTTATATTTCGGGAAGAAAAAATATTTCTTATGATATTGGAGGTATCTCACAGTTAGACTATCTTGATCTCTATAAGAAATTTACTTATACCAATCAAGAATCTTATCGCTTGGATCACATTGCGAATGTGGAATTGGGTCAGAAAAAGTTGGATCACTCTGAGTTTGATACTTTTAAAGACTTCTATACAAATGGTTGGCAGAAGTTTGTAGAATATAACATCAAAGACGTGGAACTTGTTGACCGTTTGGAAGACAAGATGAAACTGATTGAACTTGCTCTTACGATGGCATATGATGCTAAAGTAAACTATGAGGATGTATTCTCACAAGTTCGGATGTGGGACACAATTATTTACAACTATCTTAAGAAGAGAGATATTGTGATTCCCCCAAAAGAGCGGTCAGATAAAGATTCCAAGTATGCTGGTGCTTATGTTAAAGAACCTATTCCTGGAAAGTATGACTGGGTTGTGTCTTTTGACCTCAACTCGCTATACCCTCATCTCATTATGCAGTACAACATCTCTCCAGAAACTCTTTTGGAAGAGAGGCATCCGACTGTAACCGTTGACAAGATTCTCAATCAGGAAATCACTTTTGAGTTGTATAAAGATAAAGCAGTCTGTGCCAACGGAGCAATGTTCCGTAAAGATGTGCGTGGATTTCTTCCAGAATTGATGGAAAAGATCTATAAGGATCGCACCATCTACAAAAAGAAAATGCTTGCTGCCAAACAGGAATATGAAAAGAAAAAGACAAAAGACCTGGAAAAAGAGATTGCTCGGTGTAACAACATCCAAATGGCGAGGAAGATTCAACTTAACTCTGCTTATGGTGCTATCGGCAATCAGTATTTCCGTTATTACAAACTAGCAAATGCTGAGGCAATCACCTTGTCTGGTCAGGTTTCTATCCGTTGGATTGAGAACAAGATGAATGCCTATCTCAATAAGATTCTAAAAACAGACGGAGTTGATTATGTTATTGCTTCTGATACTGATTCTATTTACCTTAATATGGGTCCTCTGGTTGAAAGTGTATACAAGGGAAGAGAGAAAACTACTCAAAGCGTTGTTTCGTTCCTTGATAAGGTCTGTCAGGTGGAATTTGAAAAATATATTGAGAGTTGCTACCAAGAACTGGCGACCTATGTGAATGCTTATGACCAGAAGATGCAGATGAAGCGTGAAAACATTGCTGAGCGTGGAATCTGGACTGCTAAGAAGCGTTATATTCTCAATGTCTGGGACAGTGAAGGTGTTCGTTATGAAGAACCTAAACTGAAGATGATGGGCATTGAGGCAGTTAAGTCTTCTACTCCTGCTCCTTGTCGCAAGATGATTAAGGATGGACTCAAACTGATGATGAGTGGCACCGAAGAAGATGTGATTGAGTTCATTGATAAGTGTCGTGAAGAATTTAAAAAGATGCCCCCAGAACAAGTTGCTTTTCCTAGAACTGCTTCTGATGTTCGTAAGTATTATTCTTCTTCCAACATCTATGCTCCAAAAACTCCGATTCACATTCGTGGAGCACTTCTCTTTAATCATTATATAAAGGAGAAAAAATTGACCAATAAGTATTCTTTGATCAATAATGGTGAGAAAGTTAAGTTTATCTTTCTTAAAAAACCAAACATCATTCAAGAAAATGTGATCTCTTTTATTCAAGACTTCCCTAAAGAACTCGGTCTTGACAAATACATTGACTATGAACTACAATTTGAAAAGAGTTTTGTAGAACCACTCAAATCTATCCTTGATTCTATTGGATGGAATGTGGAAAAAACCGTAAACCTTGAACTATTTTTTGCCTAATGGATCTTCCTATTAATGATGATGAACTGAATACTATTGTAAAAGCACTTGGTTTTGGTGGAGATGCTGCTTTGTATCATAAACTTAAATTAGTGAGAGAACTTAAAGAACAAGGTTTACCTTATAAAAAAATACTTCGTGAACAATACGGGATGGTGTGCTGATGGAAAATCTAATTAAAGTTAAGTATCAATTTAAAGATCATTCAAATTCTACTCTTTTTAAATTTTTTAAAACCCAAGAAGAAGTGAATGCTTTTAAACTTAAAAATCCAAATTATGTTTTTATTGGAGATAAGTGATGGACTTTCTTAAAGAAATTGTAAAAGAAGTTGGCGGTGAGTATACGAAACTTGCTTCTGACATTGATGAGACTGAGACTTATGTTGACACGGGTTCGTACATTTTTAATGCACTGGTTTCAGGTAGCATATTTGGTGGTGTATCTGGCAATAAGATTACTGCTATTGCTGGAGAGTCTAGTACTGGAAAGACTTTCTTTTCTCTCGCCGTGGTTAAGAATTTTCTTGATACTAATCCCGATGGTTACTGTCTCTACTTTGACACTGAGGCTGCTATCACTAAATCTCTTTTAGAATCTCGTGGAATTGATACTAATCGTCTTGTGGTTGTCAATGTTGTTACTATTGAAGAGTTTCGTGGAAAGGCACTCAAGGCAGTAGATATTTACTTAAAAAAACCTGAAGGAGAACGCAAACCTTGTATGTTTGTATTAGACTCTTTG